TACTGTTATTTGGATTAGCCAAAACTTATCCATACCTTTCTGGATGGTTGGGCACATTCACTTAATGACAACAATTTATCAAGACATACACGAGATTATAGCCAGCTTGGGTATGAATATTATAGTATTAATTGGCTTTATTTTAGATTATAAATCACAAAACAATGAATCAAAATCAGGATCTTAAACTTAATATTGATATTAAAAACACAGAAAAAGTAGAAACACCTGATGGTAACTACGTAGTAGCTGAAGGTATTATTTTGCGTAAAGCATCACGTTTTGCAGTAGGCACTGAACAAGATGCACTTATTCCTATTCCTGTGTTTTATGATGTCAAAACCGGTGCTATCTTAAAGGAAACACTTCCTAAGGAACTCCAGGACGAGTATGACACTATTTGATTGGTTGGAAGAAATTACAACCAAAAAGACTCCCCCTGGTAACTTCAGCGAAGAGTCATGGGATTCATTCAACTCTTACATGGTTCATAGATATTTATCGATGGATATAAATTACGTAGAACTCGTAAATTATGTTCAAAAGATAAGTCCACAGAACAAAAAACAAATTTATACCATTTATAGAGAAATGATCCCAAAGAAAAAGGTTTGGTTAAAGTATATCAAACCGAGTAAAAAACAAAGACCACAAAGTGTAGTAGAATACGTAGCAAAATATTATGAATGTAGTTTAGGTGAAGCTGATCACTACATTGATATAATCCGAGAACCAGGTGTTCGAAGTATTTTGTGGCAAATGGGAATCGATCAAAAAGAACAAGATAAATTAGTAAAAACCATATAAATGGAAGAAAAAGTAAGTTATGAACCAAATCCCCACACTGGGGAAGAAAGAGCAATTAAGGATTTTGAAAGACTATATCCTGAATTAGCTGATAATTTTAAAGAAATACAAAAAGAACAATACGCTCTGTTTGCTCGCAAAATGATGGATTATGGGCTTCAAAATATTGCTTTAGGTTCTGATTTATCTACTCGAGACGACCGAAATCTTTCTATTACAGGTATTTGGCTTCGTTGTAATGATAAAATTAATCGCCTCAAAAATCTATTGAAACGTAATGGTCAAAATTACGTTGAAGGAGAAACAATGATAGATAGTTTTGTAGACATTGCTAACTATGGCATTATTGCTATGTTAGTTATTAGAGGTAAATGGAAATAAGTTTTGGCTAAGAAAAAAATACCCTCTATAATTAAAGAGGTACAAAAACACACGCCCCCAGATGTTGACTATCGCTTTCAAAAGCAAATCTCATTTAGTCAATTCTCGATGTTTGAGAGCTGCCCACACAAGTGGGCGCTCCAATATCGAGATGGGCATTATACGTCGGAAGTATCAATTCATATGACGTTTGGTACAGCAATCCACACTGTACTACAAGATTACTTAACTACGTTTTATAACGTAAGTAAAACAGCTGCTGATCAAATCGATTTAGAATTCCAGTTTGAGGAAAAATTAAGAGAAGGCTACAGAACAGATTACGAACGTAATAATAAAACACATTTTTCAGATTCAGAACAACTTAGAGAGTTTTATGAAGATGGGTTAGGTATTCTTTCTTGGTTTAAGAAAAATAAAGGCAAATATTTTAGCAAACGAGGTTGGTGGTTAGTAGGTATTGAAGTACCAATCCTACTTAACCCCAACCCTCTATATAAAAATATTATCTATAAAGGATTTTTAGATGTTGTTTTATATGATGAGAATACTAACACCATCAAAATTATAGATATTAAAACTTCAACTCGCGGTTGGAAAGATAAAGAAAAGACTGATGAGGTTAAAAACATGCAATTAATCCTCTACAAGAAATTCTTTGCTGAACAATTCGGATTCCCAGTAGATAATATTAACATTGAATATTTTATTGTTAAAAGAAAACTACACGGTAACCCTGATTTCCCAGACCCACGAGTACAAATTCACGTTCCTTCATCTGGAAAAATTAAACTAAACAAAGCAACTAAGCGCTTTCAGGAGTTTATTGAAATGGCTTTTACTAAAGATGGTTCACATAATACTGGGCCTATGTTAAAAGTACCTTCAAAATGGAATTGCACTTATTGCCCATTTAAAGAAGATAAGAATTTATGTGATAGAGGGTTATCTTAAAGAATCCCAATATATTTATATATGTTATATTAATTAAAAACAATGTTATGAGTAAAAAGGACATGACACTTACGAGTGTAAAAATCCAAAGTGACTTATTTGACGAGTTTAAAGTATCTTGTGTTAGACACAAATTCTCGTTCCAAAAACTTGCTGATCGTTCTATTCATTTGTACCTTACAGATGAATCATTTAGAAAGCAAATTCATAGTCACAACGATTTAGAAATTCAATAATTTATGAAAGAAGGTTATTTACCAAAGGATCAAAGGAAAAAAATCCTTTTGATTTGCGATGATATTAGAATGCATTCTGGTATCGCCACTGTAGGAAAAGAAGTAGTATTAGGAACATCTCACCATTATAATTGGGTTAACATTGGAGGAGCAATCCAACACCCAGATTTTGGTAAGCGTTTTGATTTAAGCGAAGATACAGGTGTTCAAGCCGGAATTGAAGATGCTAATGTAATATTATACCCAGCAAATGGTTATGGTGATCATGCTTTCTTACGTCAAATTTTAGACTTAGAAAAACCAGACGCTATAATGTTGATTACTGACCCACGTTATTTTACTTGGTTATTTTCTATTGAAAATGAAATTCGCAGAACTATCCCTATTATCTATCTTAACATTTGGGATGATTTACCAGCACCTCACTATAATAAAACTTTTTATGAATCATGTGATGTATTGTTTGGTATTTCAAAACAAACTGTTAACATTAATAAGTTAGTACTAAACGAAAAAGCTAAGGATAGAATTATTAAGTATGTTCCTCATGGATTAAATACTAAAAATTATTTTCCTATCGAGAATAAAGAGCAAGATAAAGAATTTCAAAGCTTTAAATCTAAAGTACTTCAAGGTAAAGACTATGAATTCGTAGCGTTCTTTAACTCAAGAAATATTCGTCGTAAACAAGTACCCGATACACTTTTAGCCTTTAAAGTATTTGTAGATAATCTCCCCCAAGAAAAACGTAATTCAGCTGCTCTTCTTCTCCATACTGAATTAGTATCAGAACATGGAACTGATCTTGTAGCAGTAGTAGATACTCTCCTCCCAGGTTACAATGTTGTCTTTACAGATGGCAAGTATGGGCCAAAAGAGATGAATTATCTTTATAATATAGCAGATGTTCAAATGTTACTTACTTCAAATGAAGGTTGGGGTCTATCACTTACCGAAGCATTATTAACAGGTACTCCTATCATTGCAAACGTAACAGGTGGTATGCAAGACCAAATGCGTTTTGAATTTGAAGATGGTACTTGGATTGACTTTGATGCTGATTTCCCTTCTAACCATAGAGGTACTTATAAAAAGCATGGTAAATGGGCATTCCCAGTTTACCCAACAAGTATTTCAATGGTAGGTTCTCCTCCAACACCTTATATTTTTGATGATCGTTGCCGTTGGGAAGACGCAGCTGATAGACTTATGGAAGTTTACAACCTATCTAAAGAAGAAAGACAAGAAAGAGGAATGGCAGGACGTGATTGGGCTACAAGCGATGAAGCAGGATTTACCCAAGAACACCAAGCTCAAAGAATTATGGATGGTTTAGAAGAATTATTTTCAACTTGGAAACCCAGAGAAAAATTTGAGTTTATTAATGCTTCAACACACCAATTCCCTACTTTAAACCATAAATTAATTTACTAATATGAGTAGAAATACGTTTTTTATAAGCTGTCCTTATGATACTTACAGCGGTTATGGAGCCCGAGCTCGAGATTTAGTTAAAGCCATTATAGAACTGGATAAATACGATGTTAAACTCCTACCCCAACGTTGGGGAGGTACTGCTTGGGGGTTTTGTGATAATAACCCTGAATGGAGTTTTCTTCATAACTACAAATACCCACATCCGCAATTAACAGAAAAACCAGACATTTGGATGCAAATTACTATTCCAAATGAATTCCAATCAATTGGAAAATATAATATTGGTGTTACTGCTGGTATTGAATCTAATCTATGTCAAGGTACTTGGATTGAGGGTGTAAACAGAATGGATCTTACTTTAGTATCTTCTAACCATGCTAAGCAAGTATTTGAAAAGTCAACATTTCAAAAACAAGACAAAAACCAACAACCTTTAGGAGAAATCAAACTGGAAAAACCCGTTGAAGTATTATTTGAAGGAGCTGACTTAACTAAATACTTTGAGATGTCTTCTCAAGAAATATCTACGTTAAGAAAAAATAGCCCTTTAATTCAATCACTTGATTCTATTCCTGAATCGTTTGCTTACTTATTTGTAGGACATTGGATTCAAGGTGATTTTGGTGAAGATAGAAAAAATGTAGGTTTACTAATTAAAGCTTTCTTAGAAGTATTTAAGAATAAAAAAACTGCTCCTGCATTAATTTTAAAAACAAGTTCCGCAGTTTCTTCTTATATGGATCGAGATGAGATACTTAAAAAAATCCACGCAATCAGAAAAACAATTAAAGCTAATAGTATTCCTAATATTTATCTTTTACATGGTGAATTTAGCGATAATGAAATAAACGAACTTTATAACCATCCTAAAGTTAAATCTATGGTTAGCTTAACTAAAGGAGAAGGTTTTGGTCGTCCATTACTTGAATTTAGTTTATCTAAAAAACCCATTATTGCAAGTGGATGGTCAGGGCATACTGATTTCTTAACTAAAGACTTTAGTTTGCTTATAGGAGGTAACCTTAAGAATGTTCACCCATCAGCAGCTAATGATTGGTTAATGAAAGAAAGTCAATGGTTTGAACCTAACCATAATGAAGTAGGAATGTATCTTAAAGATGTATTTGAAAATTACAAGAAATACACTGACAGAGGTAAACGTCAAGCTTACTATTCAAAAACCAATTTTAGTTGGGATAAAATGAAAGAAAAAATAGACATACTTTTTACCCAATACATCCCAGATCTACCTAAAAAAGTAGAACTTAAACTTCCCCAAATTAAAAAAATCGAATTACCTAAAAAACCAGTTTTAAATGGATAATTTAACTACCTGTAATCGTTGCGGTTCTGATGCTTGCTACGTTCAAGAAGTAAATGATATTGTAAAATTACACTTTTGTTATGGGTGTGGTTTCCAAGCTAACTCAATTATGACTCGTGATTCTGAATTTTTTACTCAACAAATGGAGGTTCTTCCTGAGTTGTATAAAGAATTAATGGGTGAAGATGAAAATGGACTTATTTGGATGCCCTCAGCAATTAACCTCCCCGATAAAGGGATGGTATTTGCTGATGGTTCCAATGGTGAAAATTGGAGATGGGCAGCTGTAAAAGCAACTCTTATGTCTGAAGAAGAAAAAACTAAATTCAAAGCTAAAGGTAAAGAGTACGACTATAAAATGGATATGACTACACTTCAACATTTTGAAGAACGTGAGTTTATGGATGCTCTTTCTTACATTGGAGTATTACCTGAATAAAAATGAAAATTAGTTACGCTATTACCGTTTGTAATGAACTTGTAGAAATACAACGATTACTTCCTTTCTTAATTGAAAATAAAAAAAAGCAAGACGAAATCGTTGTATTCTATGATTCTAATAATGGTTCTAAAGGAGTAGAAGATTATCTAAGAGCCCAATCACAGGGCACTTTTGCTCCTTTTAGATTTATCCATTATCATTTTGATGGGCATTTTGCTAATATGAAAAACGCCCTTACAGAAGCATGTTTAGGAGACTATATCTTCCAGATAGATGCCGATGAAACTCCCAGTGTTTATCTAATACAATATCTACCTATTCTTTTAGAAGCAAATAATGTAGATGTTATGAGAGTGCCTCGTATCAATACTGTAAAA